TACAGGTACAAACCAGGAGTTAGGTTTTCCAGATTTAGCATTAACCTTTTATACATACAATGCACCTATAACTTTTAAGAATGGAACTTTAACTTATTTTCACTTTCCTGTTAGTGCTACTCCATTTGATAAATTAAATGTAAACGATTCTACATTAGTCGATAGCGGGTCTTTTGCAGGTCAAAACCCATTAGATTCAGACAAAGTATTTAAAAAATTACAGCCAACAGTTGCTAATCAAGCAATAGATAAAAATGAAACTGGTACTTATCTTTGTACTTGGTTATATGTCTCTTCTTTTGATAGTAAACCTATATGGTTAGATAGATATTATAATCCAAATTATACTTCTTTAGAAACAGCTTATACTGAAAATTTTAATTCTGATTTTTTTAATATTATTACAACTCTTAGCGCTCAAAACTATGCATTTTTTGATAAATTAAGTGATCTCACATTTGAGCCAAATGGTACGTATAGTTATTATAGATTATCCGAAACAGATATCCAGCGAATTAATAAAAGCTTGTACGAGCACCAAATAAACAGTAATATCATAGATGTTTATGATTCTAAATTAAATTTACAGTCTATCGACTCAAATAAATTTGCTTATAGCAATAACACTGGCATTTTATCTCAAACTGCAACTGCTTCTGGTGACTTTAGTATATGTTTTAATTTAAAGAGCAAAGATTTTAAAAAGAAAATTGGTAATACCATTTTAAATAACTTTTATAATTTGAATGGTTTGCAAGTTACAAACTATGAAAGTTTAAATAATTTAATTTTATTTACATCTGGTTCAGAAATTATTGTAAGTGACGCAGAGTTTAATCAAAAAAGAAATGTAAAGGTATTGTTAAATAAGTCTACTCTTGAAACCCCAGATGCTATTTTAAGTATTGATTATAATAATAATGTTGAGGGATTTTATATCACTAGCGTTGATACTTTATCTTGTAATCAAGCAATTAATTTAAATGTAGGCCAGCAAAGTAGCAGTTTTTATCTCTCTAAACTAGATAAAAACTTTACAACACTAAATACAGTTCTTCTAACTTCTTTTTCTGGTGGTACATATAATTTTGTAAGTTCTAATATTGATGAGCAACATTACTATGCTTTATTCAACACCTTTAACTCTCAAATAAGCACACCAGATCAAAATTACTTTTTAGTAAAATATCCTTTATCAGGAATAATGTTGAGTGAATCTATGAGTACCCCGGTTAACTTGCAATTACCAAGATGGGGGTCAGCTAATGGCAATAGTTTTACTATTTCGGATCTTACCTTATTTAGATATACTTATAATTTTTCGTTATCAGCTGGTGAGCCTGTTTATTATTTAACAGATTATTCAAATAACAGCATTTGTACTGATATTAATAATAGATCATGGTATATATTTAATAATATCTTATACCATTCTGTTACAGATTTAGGTGGTTTAAGCGGTTTTAATTTAACATATTTAAAAGATTCTGATAATAACCAAACAATTACGAATGTAACTACCGATAATATAGGTAATGTTTATTTGATTTCTGATAATGGTACTGATAGCTATTTATACAAACTAGACAATAACAGAAAACCAATTTATCATAAGAGCTTGTCGTCTAGTTTTGGTACAGATACCTCAAAATATTTAGATATAATTTATGTTTCTAACAACGGTACAATTGAATCAAGACCATATGTAATATATGACCCATACCAACCGAGTAGTCTATCAGCAAGAAGTTACAAAGAAGTAAATATTTTTGATAACAACGGTGATTTAATTCTTGTAAAACCGTTGGAATATGAAACAGATACATTCAACATTAGCTACCAAAACAGAAAAGGTTTTAGAAGAACACTATCTAATGTAGAACAGGTTAATAATAGTTTAAAAATAAGTAGTAACCCTTTAAAGTTTAACTATTATGTAACAGATGTAGCTGGAGATGTTGAAAAAATTACATTGCAGACAGATTTAGAAGATCTAACCAATCATGATTTGTTCTTTACATTTACATTTGAAGCTCTGACCGGTGTTTCTAAGTTATATATTAACTGTATTTTAGTAGACGAGAGTGATACAACAGATATTAAGTATTCAAAAACCCCTATTTCAGGTAACATATCTTTAAACTCTATATCTTTATTAGATCCTGTTTTTGAGTCTACTCAATTTAAGTGCGGTAATATTGAAATGTACGATATTAAGGCATTTAATAACGTTCTTTCGAAGTATGATATTAGAAATTTATTTTTAAGATCTTCTAAGATTTCAGATATTAATTGGAATGTTCCTGCTGGTAAGAGAAATATTACTGAAACAATCCAACAAAACTTTAAATTCGGTTTACCTGGTTATAAAACTAACTTATTCGATATTTTAGTCACTGGAACAGAAGGTTTAAACGAAGTACAAAAAGATTCCATTGCTACTAAAATAAGAGAGTACATAAAAGGTAATATACCGATAAATACTATTATTAACGAGGTTAATATCAGAAGTAATGAATAATCTATATTCAGTTGTATCAAATTCATTAGGTTTTACTAGAGCCGTCTCTGTAGAACCGGAAAAATTTCCTGTTTCTTTAGAGGATATTTTAATTAAACCTAATGATTTTCTAACAGAAAACAATTTTAATTATTCTCTGTCTGGATTATTTCAAAACTTTTTATCGATTGCTAGTGATAGCTATGTATATAGCCCAAATTTTCCTGTAACAAATCCGTTTTTAAATAGCAATAATAATTTAGTAGGTACATTGTGTGGTACATTAGTACCAAGCGATTCATCAGCTACAGGGGCTAGCTCTATTAATTATTATGTAAATGGTATACCACATGGTTATAATGCCTACAACATAGTATATAATACTCACGATTTTATAATTAAAGAAGATTATTTAACTGTAGCGGTTGGTATTTTAAGCGCTACAACTTTATCTAATAATCTTTCAGCAAACGAATATGTACCTGTTTTAGGTATTTATAATTATTCTCTCTCCTCTATTTTCGCAAACGTAACTGTTGCTAATAGTAATAATTTCCCTTCTGAAGGAATTAATGTTTCAGATGTAACCCCAAATTTCGGTATAACAACGAAATTTTTAAATAAAAATTTAAATTTAAAATTTACTTCTATTTCTAAATTAAAAATTGTAGATGGTAAATTGTATGTTTTAGATAGTTTAAGTAATAAGCTTTTAATTTATGATGTAAGCGATGCTACTATAAATAGAATTAATAGTAACGTTTTAGAAGTACCTCTTGAAACTCTAGGGTTTGCTTCTACTGATAAAAATTATAACAAGCAAATAAAGTCTTTTTGTGCTAATGAAAATTATATTGTTCTTTTTAATTATTACAGTGATGCATTTACAGTATTTTCTTCATCTTTAAAAAATCTTTATACTTTTTCAAATGGTAACGTTTCAAGTACAGGAGCTAGAAATAGAGAGATTTTTTCTGATTTAGAGTTTGACTCTTTTGGCAATTTATATGTTTTAACCCAAAGCGGGCAAATATACATATATTCTGTGATAGATTCAGGAGCTACGCTTGTAAACTCTTTTAATATACCTAGAAATACAACCGTCTTTTCTTCTGTTTCATCTACGTTTGTAAACAATGAAGTAGAAACATTTAAAAAGATAAGTTTTTCTAAATCTGATACAAATGTTTTTTATGTTGCTACTGATAGAGATATCTACAAAAGATTTGCTGATAGAAGAATAGGTCAGTTTAATAATTCTGTAAACAATACAACTTATTATTCAACCTTAAGTAATGTCGCAGACCCATTTAACACTTTATTAGTTCCTAACTATCTTTACTACCCTAATCAAAGCACTTCGTTTGATTTTTATAATTATAAATTAAACAGTATTAACAGTGTAAAGTATCAAGATTACGAATTATTCTCTGTTTGTTTTACAGACAACTGCTCATATACTATTCAAAATAGCGTACCATCTATAGGTAACTTATCAGGAAGTATAAGTTTAAAAAACGCTATTAATAATTATGGGTTAAACCCTATTTCTGCTTCTGGTATAACATTTGTTGTTGATAAGCCAAATTATATTAATTTAAATAATGATAATTTATCTGCAGTTCAAATTTACACTTTTGATGAAATAAGTGTCAAGCCGGAAGAATTTGTAACAGATTTTGTTATTAACAAATCTCTACGTAAGCTTTTATATTGTATATTTAACTATCAAACTTATCAATCTTTTAAACCGGTTGTTGATATTGATATTAATAATAATGCAATTTTTAAAAATCTAGAATACATTGTTTCTTATAATAAAGATCAAAGCTTAACGTTCTTTGATAACTTTTTAGGTATAAATGAAATAACAAGTACAATATTTTTAAATAGATGTTTTACCTTGGTATATAATTTATTATTATCTTTGCAAGATAATTTTAATTCTAGAGCTATTAATGTTTACCCTAGATATTCTGATTCTGTTTTATTAAATCAAACTCTCTTACAGTTTACTGCTTTATATAATAATAGCAACGATTTTATTTCAGGTAGTTACGATACGCAAATTGAACCCCTAAACACCAACATGTGTGTAGTAGAAGATACTACTCCAATTTCTTCTACCCCGCAACCATCTAGTACCCCTGCAGCAAATCCAGTAATTTTTACTGCAACACCTACACCAACCCCTGCACCAACCTCAACACCTCATCTTACCCCTACCTCACCATTTGCGTTATGTAAAAAAATTATACAACATGTCGCTGTTGTAAATCTTAATAACGAATACGAACTTCCTTATCCGTTACCACCATACCCAAATTATGATGTAAAGCCTCTTTCAGCTATTTACGATGGTAGTGGAATAGAAACACTTGTTTCTGAATTTAGCGCATACTTCGACCAAACAGGTTTTTATGAGGATTTGAGTCTTGCTAATGGAGACTATTCTAAGTTAGTTGGTAGAACATATGGTAATTACACGCTACAAAGTTATCAACCATCTCAACAAAGCGAATATTATCTTGGAGGTTGTGGCTGTTTACCTGAAGCAAATATTATTGAAATTCCATCTCCAACCCCTACACCTACTAATACCCCTTCTAACACAGTAACCCCATCTAATACCCCCACTAATACCCCAACTCCAACAATTACTCCAACTAACACAACTACCCCAACTATAACGCCCACTAATACAACTACTCCAACCAACACACCCACAGTTACCCCAACTATAACTCCTACAAACACGGTTACTCCAACTGTAACTGTAACAAGCACCCCAACTAACACTCCTACTGAAACACCAACCAATACTCCTACAGAAACACCAACTAACACAATTACTCCAACAGTAACTACTACCCCAGGAGCCTCTAATACCCCTACCCCGACTATTACACCTACTGAAACAGTAACACCAACAGTAACACCAACAGTAACGCCAACAAATACTCCAAGTAACACGCCAAGCAACACGCCAAGCAATACAGTAACTCCTACTATAACACCAACTAACACAATTACTCCAACAGTAACTACTACTCCGGGAGCTTCTAATACCCCAACACCGACTATTACCCCTACTGAAACAGTTACCCCAACTATAACACCAACTAACACTCCATCTAATACTCCATCTAATACTCCATCTAATACAGTAACACCCACTATAACACCTACGATTACACCAACTAACACAATTACTCCAACAGTCACTACTACTCCAGGAGCTTCTAATACACCTACTCCAACTATTACCCCTACCGAAACAGTTACACCTACAATTACCCCTACTAACACCCCATCAAACACCCCATCAAATACCCCGTCTAATACGGTGACACCAACTATAACCCCTACAAATACACCTACAAATACAGTTACTCCAACTACAACCCCAACAATTACTCCAACAAACACCCCTTCTAATACCCCATCTAATACAGTTACACCAACAATCACTCCAACTGAAACCCCGACAAACACTCCAACTAACACTCCAACAAATACAATTACACCAACA